TCCTCAGGTTTTTCTTTTGGTATTATTTTAACAGTTTCTTTAACGTGAGAATCCTGTTTAACTTTTATTTTAATTTCACCTACTTTTTCTTCTTGTGTTCTAATACTATCTATAATATAGATTACTCTATCAGAATAATCATCTGTAGTAGAATAACTTGTTAAAGTTTTAATTAATTTTTTAGGATCTAATGGTTGATCCCATAATATCATATTTCGTCTTGTATCTCTAAATTCTTCATAAGCGTGATGTTTATTTAATAGTTCTACAAAGAATTTTACACTTTGACACTTTGTAGGAAATACTCTAACACCCCAACCTTTCCACTTTGTTCTACCCTCTAATAACATATGTGGTACGTCTTTATCGTAAGTTCTTATACCAAATAGATTGTTACCTTCTTTAGCAAAACGACTTGTACCCCAACCTGACTCTAATGCTGATTGAGCAACTATCATTTCAATTGGTACTCTTTCGAATCTTGGTGTTTCAAAATTCACCCAATCAACACATTTACGAACAGCAGAAACAAATTGAATATCATTATTGTATTCAAAAGATGGTTCATTTAAACCTAAATCATTTGCCCAATTTGTATAAAAGTTTTCTGCTTGAAGTCTTAATTTGTATTTGATGTAAGGATTAGGAAAAAATGTACCTGTGCCATACACAATTAAAATACTTAATAGTATTAATAGAAATTTATTAAATGCTTGTTTGATTTTTTTCTTATTGATAGACACCAGTTTTTACCGCCTGTTTCAATTTAAATACATTATTAAAGTAAGGTGTTAAAACTGCTTTTCGATATTCAAAAGGTTTTTTAGGACCTTCCATATCTCTTTCACCAGCACTTTGATGCTTTAAGATGCCTTTTAAGTATAAGTCTAATCCTATGTTCCATTCTGGATCCATCTTTTGACCTATTTTTACTAAAGGTGTAGAATAAGTATTACGTGGTGCTTTTAAGACTTTTTGAATTAAGTCTATTTCTTTTTTTGTTAGTTTTTTTGGTTGCATAATATAGTCCTTTCTATAATTTTAAACCTGCGTAGTTAAATTTTGGTCTAAATGAGTAAAACAATTTGTTGTGATTGCCTGAATCACCTTTTACTTTCATTTGCCATAAGTGTATCATTTCGTGCCCTAGTGTATCAATAAATTCTTTTTGAGATGGATAAGATGGTCTCATTTTTAAACAAAAATGTGTTCTACCTGATTTAAATTTTTCGTATTCTACACAACCAACACAATCTCTTAAATTAACTAGTTTTATTTCATCAAAGGCAGGAACCTCATTGCTAAAAATAGATTCATTTAAAGTCTTTAACCACTTTTTAATTTTAGTGATTGAAGTTTTAAATGTTTTAGAATCAGATATTTCATTCATCTGTTTTCTTAACTTTAGTGCCTTGTGTCTTCTGGTATGTTTTCCCACTGGTAATATTCCTTTTAAATTTTTCATTTATTTAAATATAACCTTTCCACTACCTACAAGTATGTAATCACTCAAAATTAATTTCATATTATATACAGTTGTCGTCTTCTATCTTTGAACCTTTTAACAATTCACATTTGTATTTTTTATCTGCTTTTAATCTCATATCAGCAGCAATACCATCTAAAATTGAAGGTAAATACTTTTGTAATATAGTAATTGATTCAATAGCAAATTGATGAGCAAGACCTTCTAATTCGGACTCCATCAACTTACTTATATCAACATTTGTACCATTCACTTTTGACGTAATAATGTGACCTATAACTGCTGTGTTATAATCACTTATTTGTATCTTCTTTTCATCAGCACTTGCTAATGATGAAAATACCCATAACATCATTGCGAATAGAACGTTTATCATTATAAAGTTTCTTAACATAGTATATCTCCTTTGTTTATACGTATATAATACCATATTTTTAAGGTATCGTCAAGCATTATTTTCACTTTTTTTGAAATAAAAAAGTCAATAAAATCAACGTTTTATACGTAAGATATACCTCTAGTTGAGAATTATTCTCAACTGGAACACTATTCTACTACTATATTTATCTATTTTAGAGCGGGATCGACCACAAACGAATCATTCCAACCAAACGCTTCTTTTACAACGTTTTCTGTAAGACCTTTATAGTGTTTATTTAACTCTTTATCCTTAACAGCGATCAATGCTTTTGCTTCATTCTTTTCAAGTGCTTCTAATACTTGAATAAACATTGTTTCTTTTCTAGTTTTAGATAATGTGTTATCTCCACCTTCTACGAAACGAAAAAGTTTTCTTGTTTCATCAAATAGAGTTGTGTGTTCAGTACCAATTGGTGCTTCATTCTCCTTATAAGGCGGTATGCCTTCAGGTAAATCCCATTTAATTTTAGGATCAAATGCACCTTTTAATACTTGTCTTAATTGTGGTGAGTCGTTTTCTTTGAGTACTGCAATCTTTTTAGGTTTATCTTTTGCATTATTAACCTTTGTAAAAATTTCATTCATAAGCACCCTTGTTCCTGTCATTGTATTAGCAAAACTTTGCATTAGTTTTGGATTCATCAACGATGGATGTCTTTGTTTTTCTTCCATTTTATTTTCTCCTTTTAAAAGTCATTTAGTTGTTCCATTAATGTCTTCAACTGTTTATTTATAAAGTAAGGCAGCAGGTTACTTTTTGGCGCTACCTTTTGATTATAATACATATCAAGTATATTAGTCTTAATACTTTCAGGTATTTCATTTAAATCTATTAAAGTTTTGTTTCTATAATAGTTCTTTTTTGTTTCAGGACCTAAAGGAACATAATCTGTTTCAAACCATTCTGCTAATCTTTTTTTAGATAGTGGTTTTTGTTTCACTCCTTTTACAAAAACATCATCAGCAGATAATACATTTGGTATTCCATCTGACCTATCTCCTCTTAATATATGTTCTTGTAAATATGCTACTGGATCCTCGTGCGTTACATATTTTTTTTGTATTGGTGCATATTGTTTTACATTTGGATTAGTTTGTAATTGTATAAAATCTTTATCACCTGACACTATCATATACTTGTCATCTTTGTTTTCTAAAACTAAAGTAGCAATAATATCATCTGACTCAGCACCTTCGATCTCCACAAACCTATAAGGTAAATTATCTCGTATCTCATATTTAATTCTGTTTAATATTTCAAATAAATGGTTCCAATCTAAACCTGAATTTTCTCTATCTTTTTTTCTACTCATTTTGTAGTATGGAAATATATCTCTTCTCCAATACTTATAACTATCACTTGAAATAACAATTTCACCATACTCTTTACCAAAGTTCATATTGATAGAACGCAACGCTCTTAATATCATATGTCTTACTAAATGCTCTGATACTTCTACTTTACCACCACCCATTTGTGCCATTAAATTTGATAGTGTTATTTGTGATAGATCAACTATAATCATTTTATATTCCTAACCAGTTGTATGTTGCTCTCATTGATAATATTAAATACATTAATTCCATTAGTGCTCTCGGCCAATCTTTATCTTTTAATCCAAAATATACCCACATTATACAAGCGATTACACTAAAAGTCCAACCTACCCATTGTGTAGCAATGTTAGCATTTGATAATATGGATACACTAATCATTGCTAAAGCAAATCCTACCCAACGCCAACCGTTAATATTTTTAAATGATTTAATTTTCATAGTTTTAAACTTTTAGTACTGTCTGATTTTAATTTTATAATTAAACCTTTTACTTCTTCAAATATTTTTACTATGTTTTCTAAATTAATGTTAGTTGATCTTAATTCTGTTTCACATAAACTAAAAGTCTTTTGTGATTCTTGTTCTACGTGACCTATTCTTTCTATAATAGTATTGATCTTTTTTGATATTCTATTAACTCTTTTTGCCATCATTATTATTCTAACTGTAAGAAATAAATTGACAAGTACTAATGCGATTAATATTAATTCCATCATATTTTGACTACTCTTGGTATATCGATTATCTTTTCTTTTTTACTCCAAACTGGTAATGCATAATAAGATTGATCTATTGGAAAATATGTATCACCATCTGGTCTTTGTTTATCTTTATTTACTTTTGATATATCTACAACATAGTAGTCATAGAATAACTGTTGTCTTATTAAACTAGTATAATTATATATGCTTGTATATGGATATAAATTTAAATGACCGTCTTTTGGTGCATTGAAATAAGAAAATATACCATCTGGTTTTAACATATACGACACTCTATCTAAAAATTTTGAATATGTATTATCCCACGTATCAAAATAGATACCATCAAAGCAAGGTAGATAATTTACATATTCTTCCCATCCACCTTCTAAAATCTTTACATTCTTTTTATCATACCAACCTGTTTTTTTCATATGGTCAATAACTTGTGGATGCTTTTCTATAATCCAATGAGTATAAGGTTGTCGTTCTTGTATAAAAGAATCTATAATACCCATACCAAATCCTACATTTAATACATCACCTTTATTATGAGTAACAAGATCAGCAGACATTCTCATAACATCTCTTTCCCACTCCATCATAACAGCATTACCAGACTCATCTAGTATTACGTCATCTTTGATATTTAATTTTTGATAAAGGTATGGTTGTTTCATAGGATAGTGGTGGCGATTTCTCGCCACCTCAAAGTGATTTAATTACGCATTATTGTAAGCGTATGGTGTTCCATATAGTTTTTGGATACCAGCGGCAACAATTGCTTTAGTTGGCATACCCATTCTGTATGAAGTACCAGCAGAAGTTTTATTGATATAAATCATATTACCTTCTGATCTTAACGTATCAACCAATGCTCTTGGTGATGTTAAATCGAATTTGTTTCTTAAAGTTTTCCAAGTTACAGATTTACCTGTTTCTAATAGAGAAAGTACTTTTGCTCTTTTAGACAACTTTTTTCTGCCTCTTGTGCTTGATGCTTTTTTCATTACTTTAGTTTCGATTACTTCGTCTGTTGCGAAGATGTTTTTTAGTGTGTTAAACATTATGTTTTCACTCCTTATTATATAATGTGCCTTCATTTAAACTTGTGAATACTAGGCACAATTTAGTATTCAAAGTATTGCAAAGTGCTTTATGCAATTCTATTTACCAGGTGTATCATCTGGTTCAAAGTCTATACCACCATAGGGATCATCAATATGATCTAATACATCTTCAATGGAACTTTTACCTTCACCTTGTTTATAATCTTTTAAAATTCTTTCATAATCTACATCAATCATTCTTACTCCATTTTGTATTTTTTAAGTAACTGCTCTATCTACAACTTTATGT